GCCATGAGAAAACACTCAAGTGAAAATGATATCTATATTTATACTGCATAAAAAAGGGGCTCCGAAGAGCCCCTTGAAAGTGGCGAGTGAACCTCGCTCTTTTTATATCGCTTAGGCGAGGATGTTGTCCACGCGGAAGATGCGATAGTACTGGTTCGTGCGGTTCGTGGCAAGACCGTCGGAAGGAGTAGCACCAACGAAGGGGTTGGAAGCCATACCGTAACGAGTCTTGAACCCGATGCGAGGCTGGAAGTCGTTCTCGCCCACAGCGCGCACCATCTGGAGCGGCACATAGGGGCAATAGAACACACCGGCGTCGTAAGGGTTCGTGCCCTTGTAGCCCACAGTCACATAGTCTGCAACTGCATAGGGGTCGATGTACACACGAGTACGACCATTCAGCACACCAGCGAAGGTGTTGCCTGTGTCGTCCACTTGCAGGTTCGTGCTGAGAGCAGGCGCATAGTCGAGCATGCCAGCAGCCACGAGAGCCGTAGCAACGTCCGAGGAGCAGACAACAATGTTGCCCTTACCACGGCGAGTTTCTTTGGCGATAACGTTTGCTTCACGCTCAAGTTGCACAAGGAGACCCTTGAACTTCTCAACGGACCAACGGCCGTCAGCGTCGGTGCTGAGGTCGAAGATACCTTGAGTTTGAACGTTTGCAGTCCGGCAACCGATCTTAGCTTGAGCATTGATCGTACGGATGATTTCGCGGTTGATTTCAGCAAGGATTTCCGTGCTGAGAATGTTCGCAAGTTCCGTCTCTGCGTCAAGACCGTGGATTGCTTTGAGGTCTTGAGCAAGCTCAAGGCTGTATTCTGCTTTCAGAGCGCGGCTCTTAGCAGTCACAGTTGCTTTCTCAATGGTGAAGCCCATTTCTGCGAATGCAGAACCGGTCGAACCGAGTGCTTCTGCGTCAACAGTAGGCATACCACCGCCCACACCAGGCACATAAGATGCACCAGAATCGACGATAGAAGAATCTCCGTCGGTATCGCTCACACCAGAGAGACCCGAAGGACCTTTGTTGCCAGCAGCATCAGCCGAATCTTGCGACACAGAAGAGTCACCAGAGAACGGAGTGTGTGCTTCTTGGAACAGGGCTTCGCGACCGTCAGTTGCACCACCACGAGTGGTCTTGTAACGGCTCTTCATTGCGAAGATAAGACCAGTCGGACCCGTCATCGGCTGCACACCAGCGAGGTCATAAGCCATGAGGTTAGGCATGGCGCGACGCACGAGGGCGATCAGCACGGGGTTCCAGTTAGCACCCGTCACGCCAGCAGCAGCACCAGTAGCGCTGAAGTTGGTGTTGGTGGGGGCTTCGGCCAGCATGCCGGCTTCTTCACGGAATGCATTTTCTTGGTTCTCAAGAATAGCAGCCGTCACAGCGCGACGATGGTTATCTTTGATGGCACCAGCAGACTCTTCGTTCAGAACGGGAGCCCACTTCTCCATCAGTTTGTCATAAGACACTTGTACAGTCATTGTTGTACTCCTTACTTATTGGATTTCTTGATTGCGTTAAGGTACATATCCATCACGCTAGAAACTTCGCGCGATTGATCTGCTTCCCAGTCTTCCACAATCTCTTCTTCGCTCTTCACTTCTTTCTTGAAGTAAGACTCTTTCACAGTTTTTACCTTATATGCAAAAGATTCTTCATCTTCAAAGTCAAGAGACTCGACAAGAGACTTGAGTTTTTCTACTTGAGTTTCTGCAAGATCACGAGCAGCTTCGCGGATTACAGCTTCGCGCTGATAAGCCTCAAGCGTTTCGTTCATTGCAAGAACGTCAGCAGTTTGAGCATTGAGTTTTTCTTCAAGCTCTTCAACTTGCTCAGCAAGTTCATCAACTAGGTCAATCTTGGACTCAGGCACTTCGATGTAAGACTCAAGGAACAAGTCCTTCAGTTTGCCCATGAAATCTTCAGCGATTTCAGTGCGCAGACCAGTCTCAACAGCGAGTTTGTTTTGCTCCATCCAATTTTCAACAACGTAGTTGAGGTAGCTATCAACTTTCTCAACGAGGTCTGTGCGCGTAGCGTCCAGTTCTTCGTCGAGGCGAGTTTGATACTCATCTTCCAAGCGCTGAATTTCTTCAGACAGCTTAGAACGAATAGCCGTTTCAAAGATCACAGCAGTTTTCGCTTTGAACTCATCAGACAATGTTGCTTCGCTTTCAACAAGGGCACTCAGCTCGTCGTTATAAGAAAACTCGGGCAGCTCAACTGCTTCCCCGTCTTCCATATCTTCGAAATCTTCCTGCATCTTGCCGTACATGGCCATCAACTGGTCTTTTTTCATACCAGCCATCTTGCCGTACATAGCGTTGAGCATTCCTGCTTTGGTCTTCGGCATCGGATCTTGCTTTCCGGTATCCCCTTTACGAGCGGGAGCCTTCTTGGTCGTATCCGTTTTGTCTACAGACGCAATAGAATCTGCCTCTGTTCCCACAGGCATTTTCGCAGCACTAGCTTCCTCGATAGACTCATCGACTGGAAGCTCAACATGTTGGTCTTGATCAGACATATGTTTTACTCCTTAAAGTTTGATTTGAGCATTGAGAGGAAATTCTTGTACTCGCGAACTTGCGTCTCGTAGAGATGCTTTTTCGGAGCGGCTTTAATTTCAGTCTCCATTTTCTCAATTTCTTGTGCTTGAATAACACCGTTATTCCACACCCATTCGACGCCTTCCATAATACCATTAACGAAGGCTGCGGGCGCAGAAGGATCTTGTACGATATCGACAGTATTCAACATAAAGTCGTCACGCACATACATAGTGCCATTTCTTTGCTCAAGACTACCCATACCACGAGTTGACACACCTAGTTGAACACCGCCATCAAGCAGACCCTTAACGATCTGACCCATTGGAGTATCCAATATTTGTGCCTTTCCAACCACATCATTGCCTTCCCAGCGAAGATCAGTGATGAGGTGAGAAACTTTGTCCAAGTTGATAGTAGGTCCTTCGGGGTGATTCAGTTCACCCACAGCCCTTTTCTTAGCAACTTGTTCGGTCACATATTTTTCTACTGCTCGCTCCATGATTTGGCGAGGATAAACGCGACCGTTACGATTCTTTTGTTCTGCTTGTGCAAAAATACCTTCAATAAGATAAGACTTACTCCCATCTTTCTTTGCTTCAGTGATAACTTCCAATCCGTTATCAATGTATTCAGCAATAAGTTTCATCTACATTTCCTTTGCAAAAGCAACACCCATCTTCTCTGCTTCTTTCTGAGAACGATAGGTGTCTAGTTTGTCACCGTCAATATAGACAGTGAATCCTTTGTTATCTTTGTGAACCATCACAGAATGACGGTTCACTTTCTTGTCGAAGACATGTTCGCCAGGAGGCATTTTGCCCTTTGCTTCGCGAAGTTGTTTAAATGTCTTCATTTGCTATTCCGTTTTCTTTAGCTAATTATTATTTATAAAAATTTATTTTTCAGCGTCATCATCGTCGAAGTCTTCGTCATCAAGCTCAACTTCGTCGTCGTTTTCTTCTGAATCATATTCGTCAGCAGAAGCTTCTTCTGGCTCTTGACCAAGAGACGCAGCAATTCTTGCTTTTGCTTGATCGAGCGTATCTTGCAAACGATCACCCACAATGTCATTGAAAGTGCGTTCTGCTTGCGTGAAGTTTTGATCTTCAATCGCTTTTAGAAAATCTTCGATAGGCTTAGAGTCAGTTTGGATAGGTTCTGCTTCAAGCTCATCAATTACAATATCTTGTGCTTCACTCATAATTATTCCTCTTTTTTGCTATCATCGGGTACTACTTGAACAGGAACAGGCTTGGGCTCAGGAGGAGCTTCTTGCTGTCTCTTTTCCTCTTCGTCGGGTATTTCACCCGACTTCATTTCTTTGTCTATTTCTTTCTTCATGTTGTCGATGTCTTCGTCAGACAGTCGCATAACATTTCTCATCACCCAATCTTTTGAGTAGTATTCGCCAACATATTGTGTGATCTCGTTCATCACACCAATACGCTCACGAAGAATTTCCATCTCTTTCAACTCTGTAAAGTGGTTGTCCTTTACAAAGTCAATGTAGATGTTGTCTTTCCATTCTTCCCAGTCTTGCTCAGTGATAACACCCTTGAGAATAAGTTGCTTCTTAAGAATGCCAAGGAAGACCCACGAGAATCTACGACGAAGACGATCAACAAACTTCTGGAACTTTACTTCGTCTCTGCTAATCTCAGTAGAACGACCAAGCGAGAACTGTGCTTCTTGCTCCAGCCTATTGACAGGCACATTCAAAGAACGATATAATCTTTTCTGGAAATAAATGATATCATCGATCTGACCAAGATTCTCACCGCCAGGCAGTGTGCTAATCTCAGTGCCTCGCCCGTTCTCGCGACGAGGAAGCCAGAAGTCTTCAAGCATTGACATATGCTTGCGATCATCTTTAATCTGCCCAGTTGTCGCGTCATACACAAGCTTATTGCGATACTGAGTCATGATATCTTTCATATACTGCTCAGCTTTACCGCGAGGCAAGTTACCGACATCGATATAGAAGATACGACGCTCAGGCGCACGAGCAAGACGATAGATGACTAACGAGTCTTCCATCATGCGAAGCTGGTTAATAGGCTTCAGCGCTTTGTGCAGATGCGAGACAACTTTCTTTTTAGTTTCGTCTAAAAGACCAGAAGTTACATAGCTAATCGAATCGTTCGACAGCTTAACACCTGTCTGTGTCTGACCAGGCTTGTCTTCATAGATATAATACTCATCAACACTGTCAACAATCTTTACGCCAGTTTGCGGATCTTTCTTATACTTGACTTGGCGAACTTTGCGAATCTTGACAGAATCAATGTTACGAATTTCTTGAATACCCGCTTTGGGGTTTGTTTCGTTAACAAGAAGATGGTGATAGATTCGACCATCGACATACCACGATCTAAAAATCTCGTGACCAATTTCGTTAAAGCGAAGCATACTTACAATGTTTTCAAACTCTTCGCGAATTTGATCTTTAATTTTATCACCTGCTTCAATATCATCAAGTGAAATTTCTACAGATGACTGAAGTTCAGAAGCCGAGATAGTTTCGTTTACAATTTCGTCGATAGCCATATCGACTTCGGGATGCATTGCAACACCACGATAACGTGTAATCAGGTGATGATTGTCTTTTGCTTCATCACCTTCCATATTAATATACTGACCAAAGTGCCCGGCTGTCGCAGTGACATATCCAGAACCATCTGGGTCAGTTGGAGGCACGACAGATTGGAGCTCCTGTTTGCCCTTATCATTTTTCTTTGCTCTTTTGATTTCAAAACCAAAGAGTTTTATACCATTATCGTATTCTGCCATGATTTTCCCTAAAAAATATACTGAGGAGCCCGTGAAGACTCCTCAGTATTTAGACCGACCTTAAGAAGTCGTATTGCTTTCCCAGTACTGGTAGGCAAAAGTAACATCGAAGACTTCGATCTGGTCGCGAGTATCGTAGTCAAGCGCAATAGTACCAACAGAGGTCGGGAATGCCCCTCTGAAAGTATATCTCTTGATCACAGACTCATCACGATCCAGTTGATCAACAAGCAAGTCTGCTTGATAGTCGATCGGATTTGTCAGACCGGTATTTGCTGCATGAGCATTAATACCGTTCATCCAGCGCTCCATCGCATCACGAACTTGGAAGTCAGTATCGTTAATGATAGTGACTGTCCAATCTTCGAACGTGCGATCTCCTGCTACTTTCAGTTCACGTCCGCGGAACGGTACGGGAAAAGAGTTAGTCTGAGATTGCGGAAGCTGAGCAGTTTTGCAAAGGAACGATGTCAGTTCGACATCGCCCCCTGCATATGCTGGAAAGTTGATGGTCGCCTTGAACATGTTCGGGCGCGCACCACCACCTCTCAGCTTTGATTTAAAATCATCAATTCCTAGTAATGCCATTTCTTATACTCCTGTGCGCTTAAACAATCCCGACGACTTCATCGAAGTCCACGCCAGTTCTAACAGCCACGAAGTTAAGAGTAACGTAGTTGATAGAACGTGCAGGCTTCACGAAGACCGAAGCGACAAACTGATTGTTATCAATGATATCTGCTGTGTTGTTTGTTTCATCACACACAACACGGAAATCAGTGATACCGCGCCGACCCTTGATCTCTCTCAAGAAAGGCTCGACAATGTTAACGAACTCTGCTCTTGTGAATTCATCATTGAATTCGAACATAACGTTTTGTGCTGCAGACTTGATTGCGCGCTCCATCACCAAGAACAGGCGACGAACGTTAATGCGATCAAATGCAGACGGGCGACCAAGCTTGGTCTTATCACCGAACAGAAGAATACCTTGACCAGGCAGATTCACAATCGGGTTCACTGCTGCTTTGTAAAGCGTATCTCTTTGCGACTTCGATGGGTTGTACGCAAGCGAAGTCACGCCAAAATACTGCCCACGGCGTTGCCCTGCAGGCGAGAACCAAGGGGCTGAGTTTACATCAGCAGCAGCCATGATACCAGCAGTTGCAGGTGCTGCAGGAATGAACACATACTTGTCTCTGTACTTATCGTAGACTTTAACATAGTTGTTGTCCAGAATAATATAAGACGAAGCATTCAAAGTGTTTGCCCATTTTGCTGTGTCAGATGCAATGGTTGAAGAGTTGTTTCCTGTGTTCACAACAAGGTTGCGAGAAGGCGAAGCAACTACCACGCAGTCTTTTCTTTGAGTGCTAGCAATGGTTGCAA